TGTGCCTAAAAGTGTTATTATGCAGCAGGAGATTCTGTATTTACATAATAAATGGGTGTTCTTAAGAAAAAGAATAGTGAAAAATCATCGCCCACTGCATGATGTGCAGTGACAATGAATCTGTCCAGCGATCCAGTATGAGCTTGGACAGTTCTGAGGGTGATAGAATCTGTATCTGTATCTTGAGATTCTTGACCTAATGGAATACTGTAAGGACTAGCACTGATAAATCTATATCTGCTGTACTGAGGAAACTCAACTTGTACACCAATTTGAGTATTACCATTAGTCAATGAGTAACCACCATGTTTCACATGAGGTAAAAGTTGTTGCTTCACCTCATTAGGGTTTGCTGAAGATGATACAGTAAAATGGGTAGAGTATGTTCCTTTTGCCAACTTAAGAGTCTCTCTCATAACACTGATTTCTTGAGTAGGAACAGAATTCAAAGTATTGAATTTCCATCTACTTGATCCTCTCATACCTACAAAGGCACCTTGTAGGTAATTGAAGAGAGTAAGATTGGTTATGTTCCCTGGTCCTGAGACAAAGTCATCAATACCATCATCCATACGACCACGTGGTAAAGGCCAACGTGATCGTGTTGATGAAAGTACAGTGGCTATACCAGCTGTAGGATCATTAGAAAATGTTATAATTTCTGCATAATTATATCTTTTGAGAAGGGCTCTAAAAGATGTAATTTTCTCTCCCATGCAGACAGAATACGTTGCATCTTGATCAACACTATTAGTAGGAATTATTGGTACTGGGGAATCACTCACTGGACTGAAGTCTGTAGAAATTTCATCAGCTTGAAGTGAATAACCAGGACCAACAACCTTTAGATCCTTATGAAAATTTATTGGGGCAGCTACTTCAAAGTTGTCTGCTCCACGTACAAAAACCATAACATCTAAATATTCATTAGTGTCTGACATACCAGTAGCAGGATTAAGAACTCGAATACTCAGAGATCCATTATCATACTCCTTATCAGGTGATTGTGCTATAATTCCTCCCAGAGTATCTCTAAATCCTGCTTTTGGAGTATAGTTATTAGTACCACCAGCTGTTAGAAGAAAAGGGGTGTGAGCTGCATAAGGTACACGAAATTCCATATCTCGTGACACAGATAGATCTAGTATCTGAGAAGCTACAGCATTAACTGGAGTTCCACCATCTACTCTAGCATGAGGATCCCATTGAACTATGAGTCTACCTCTATGAAACTTAGATGCTGCCACAACAATTCTATAAATAATATCACCTCGCCAATATTGAAATGGACGAGACACAAAATCTAAGGTAGTAGGCTGACGCGAATGAGTTCCAGTAGAAACAACCATAGAGGGTGTAACTCTAGCAATAAATAAACGATCTTCAGCTGAATCATTTTCTCTCCAAAATGCTACGCCTATAAAAGATTCTCGAGTTGCAATTGATGAGATACCCATCTCATCAGTTCCATCGAGACCTACAGTTCTTGAATCTATACATAGCTCATTTTTTGTATCGAGTACAATTCGATCAACTAGTTCATGAGTGCCACAATTGGCCATTTGACCAAAAGGTTCATTCATGACATGAGATGGATTATCTAAAACAGCGGGTCTAGAGAATCCAAAAATATGCGCTATTCTTCCTATAGCAGAAGCACCAATTTCAGTAGCTTTGGCGTATGGTTTAAGCCATGGTACTGAAGTCAATTTTCCAGCAACATTGGCTACGCTTGAAGCAACAGATGAAACTGGACCTGTGGCATATTCATCAGCCTGCATAGAAACTGCAGTAGTAGTTTGAGACATCACAACATCAGTTGCCCATGCAAATACAGTATATTCAACTTTCTGAGAAGTTGGATTAGTAGAACATCTGAGTCCTTGACTACTCATGTATTGAAAACGAAGGCGACCCATATTAGTAAATTCATCTTTATCAGAAAGATCTAACCAATTACTATTATGGAAAAATGGTAAGCATAAACAACCTCCCTGACTAGTAGTCGGGTTAATATATACATGAGGTCGTTGAGATGCTGTCATTGGTGTGGCATCTCCAGAGTCATATACAACCATAGAAAGTTGTGGTGTATAAGAAAGAGCAGACATACCCCACCAAATTGGTGCAGCATTGACAAGTATCTTAACATGAAGTTTACATCTAATTAAAGCAAAATTATCTAATTTCTTTTTAACTAGAGCATTATCAAAATAAGCTTCCCATGGGAAAATATCTTGTACAGTAACTGCTCCAAGACCATCAGACCATCGCTTGATTTCAAGGGGTCTGCCCAGAAATTGTGCAATATCTGTGGCAGATGTGGCTCCCACATTATAAGTGGGATCGGGGTGGGATTCAACAGTAGTTGTGAATCCCGGTTCTGCATCAAAGAAGGAAACTTGTCCTTCGGTGATGCATGTGACTGAGTCACCCTTGGCAACAGATGTAATGTTACCAGGTAGTTGGTCAATATTAGAATTATTGTTATTATTGTTCATTGTACTTAAAATTCTAAAGGGGTGCTCGTCATGTATCATAAAATGATACTTTAAATAAATAAATATATATGTAATATTCAGTATTTTCAATTAAATTATAGTCAAAGTAATAAGTGTATATGGTACAAATAGTAATGGATTAGAATCCAAATATATAATCACGAATTGGCATATATACAAAATATACTCCTAAAATACACATTATGTATAAAGATATACAAATGACATACTGTTGTATTAACAACGTAGGTACAATCATAGTGTGCATTGGTATTTCTTGAGCTTGCATTTCAATATTTTCCTCAGATGATACAGATTTTCTATGAGCATTATGGTATGATTCTAATAGTTCATCCCAAGTAGGTAAAGGATTTTTCATAAGGAAAGATAAATCATTGTCCACAATAGCTTGAGAAAGCAATGCTCTTTTCTCATTGAAAGTTTCTTTCCCATAATAAAAGTATTCTCGACAGGCAGTTTCAATAGTAGATAAAGCTTGTTCTTGTGGAGAAACTGATCTAGATTGAACCCACGTAGTCAACATTTTATTAATAGAATCATGTTCTAATTCAGCCATAAATTGTCCGACATCAGAATCAAATCTCCACCTTCGTTTCAAGAAAGTAACATCCTTAATATCTATAAATGGGACACTTTTTGCAGCTTTATCAGCCATAGTATAGACAATACCAATGTCCCCTAGAACCTTAGCAATAGAAGTATGATTAAACGCATCTGAATTAGAATTCATTACATTATCATCGCCATATGTTCTCAAAACAACATTAGAAACAAAACTTTGTGGGTCCTCTGGTACAAGAATGGCATATGCATATCTCATATAAAGAGAATTCACTAAGGAGTTAATAATGACAGTTAGAGGGTGTCCAGATGGATTTGAACCAAAAAACTCAATTAAATCTCCATTAAAATTAGTAAATGCGTTACATGTGTCAGTAGCAAAACCTTTAATAATTTTAAGATCACTAACAGAATGATTTTCAGAAAGTTCACATATCCAATAGATGATTTGAAAAGCAGCCTGCATAAATTCACACGCCATTCTTTTATCAAAAGCTTTAAAGTCACCAGCAATACATCTTTTAGTACCAAATTTGGTAAGTTTAATGTACATGTCATGCCACTCTCTGGATTGAGCAATAAGTCCTGGACAAGCTTCAAATGCATCTCTATTTCTCTGTAAGAAACGTATAAAACCCATCATCTGTTTACGCACAACTAGAGTAAAGTCTAGTGGTGTTCCGGAAAAAATCCTAACCTTACCACTATCAACCTTACTTTGAGTGACAGGTTCATCCTTCAAGTGAGCTGTAAAAATAGGAGAGGCTCTAAGACCTTTCTTATATAAACTTTCAATCTCTTCAACTCTAGATAAAACTTCAGAATTGTAAGTAATTGGATCTTGATGCTCTTCATCTGGAGGTAATTCAACAGCAAGTTTGGTTTTAGTATGATTCCACGGATAACCAGCACTTGTAGAACGCGGTACAGAATCTATAAATGCAACCCCTTGAGTTCCATTAATAGCATGTGACAACGGTATAGGGTGAACCATACTCTTAAGTTCATCAGTATCAACTCTTTCCAAAATATCTATAAGAAAATTCTCTGTGACGCCATCCAAAACAACCATATCAATATTTCTGACAGGATCAGTGGAATCAAGAAGAGCTTGTCTCCATGGCACATAGCTATTAAGATTCGGTTTAAAGTTCTTAACTTCATAACCATGCTGGAGAAACCAATCTCTACACAAGTGTGCAGTGACCGCACTTTTGGAATGAGCTCTAGGTACATTAAGAGAACCATAAACCTTACATGTACCATCTTCAATAAAATTTAGAGGAGATTTTTTGTGCAAAGGTTTTAATAAATCATTCTTAGTTAAACTACCTAATGTCCTAGAATTCTGAGACAATGGTCTAAAAGGGGAGAGCTGTTTTATCATAGAAATTAAAATTTCTTGAGACAAACTATGAGAAAAACCTTTGACACCAGAGGTGGGTTTGAATTCATCAGTATATGCAGTGTTTTGAGGACCTGCACAATGAATACCAACTATAACATTGTCTCCCTTTCCAGTAGTGTCAACAAGAATTGGACTACCACAGGTACCACTAGCCAGAGTGACTAAAGAGGTATATGTAGGACCAGTTACATGGTAGTTACTAATAACAGATGATTCCCAAATCAAATTTTTAAGATTAGTATGAGAAGGTGTTCCATCATTATGTGAACGTATTAGTAAAAGACCGTGTCCTGTCCATCTAAATTTATCAGAAATGGGGAAATATTGTAAAATATTTTTACATGAACTACTTCCTCTGAGACGAAAGAGCATAATGTCATCTTTGATAATGAAATCACGTCTATTCAACACAAAAGTAGTATTAGAGTCTACACTAGAAATACGTGTGGAAACAACTTCAATTGAAATATTTTCATTACCAGCCTTCTTAAAAGCATGTGCAGTAGTGACATAAATATCAGATTGCACACCTAAAGCGCGAACCTTAGTTAGAGATCCAGAAGAGTTGGTTATTGTGATATTAATAATATTTGTGGATACTTTATCTGTAATATTCGGACCAGCTTCACATTTAGATTTATTGCTTATAAATAAGGATGATAAAGGAATGTCAGCATTATACCATACATTACTTTTTTCCTCACCTATAGGTTTAGGAATCATGCTACCTTGCATCTCTGATGTAGTAGTGGTATACAATTTATAGATCTTAATGATGATTAAAATAATTGAAGCTATTGTTCCACATATGGCAGCGTACCTAATGGAATCATATTGTTTTGGAGCAAAACTAAGTAGCTCCTTTTTACACGACCAATCCAATATGAGCCTCTCAGTAAGACTCCTTGGAGTGTGTTTAGGATAGAAACTATCTAAGTAATGATAATATTGTAAAGGATACTTACAGATATAGTACTTATAATCACAATTGAAAATGCCACTTAGGAAGTGTTTATCTTCAACCACGAGTTCAATAGGTTTTTTCAAGCTATGTGAATTAAAAGGAGTGGTTTGTAAAACGGCAGGACAAGGACAAGCAGAGAAAATACTCTTACATGAACTACATATCCTAATGTTCTCCATGTTGTTAGCAGATTGTTTCAAATTATTACATATATTATAATGTTTGGTAATTGTATTACAATACCAATTAATAAATTCATTAATATTAGATGTTTCCAGAACGGTAACTTTAGATGCACGAGAGGGTGTATCAGGATCTGTCTTAACTTCATTGACATGAATGTCCCATAAGTTTGGAACACACTCAATATAATCCACAAGATTATCAACCTTATCAGCATCTAAAAGCGTACTATTCTCCTTGCGCAAGTGTTCTTTAACAGAAACTTTAACAACGTAAGGAAAGCGCCTTAAAACAGCTGAAGGACAGGAAAAATATGAACCTGCATTAAGATCTTCAGTATTGGTAGTACCAATTACTAATTGCGCTCGAAGAGGAGTACGACCTTTATCATCAAGTGCTGCTTGATCAGGAACATATGGCATGGTATTGATGATCTGAATTATCTCCATGACTGAAGAGTCACCACCAGCCTTGGATATGCCTACATTTCTGAAGGCTATATCATCAAGAATAACACACCACATAGATGTCTTAAAATTATCCCAATATTTAGCAGTAAAATTACGCATATATTTAAAGGAAGATGCATTTTCCAAGATCTCCTTGTGCGGCGTCTCATACTTAGCAAAGACATTGAAAATAACATCAGTAAATGAAGACTTACCTATACCAGGAGGCCCAGCAATCAATATTGAATATGGCAATTCTCTTGTAGTGTCACAAGCTGCTTTACTTAATAGAGAAGATCTCAATTCCATAAGTTTTCCAACAGTATGTCTAAAAGAAGCAACCTGTCTAGGAAATTTCACACCTATGACATCCTGCATAGCTTTTCCCTCATCTATGCAGTCGTCAAGACGCCTGAAATAAAGAGAAGAGGAAAAAGATTTACCTTCAGGATCAGCATGAATGGGGTAAATATCAGGGTTTGATAAATAACAAGAAGATGCCATAAGCCATTGCTGCATATCATACCATTTAGATTGCTTACCATTAAGAAATAAGTGTACAGAAGGCGAACCAGTATTATAAATTGAAACACCAGTAGTGACAATATAATGTGCCGCTTTTAATAAATATAAATAGGGGGTATCACTACCATAACCTATTTTCCTCTTACACATTTCAGACTCTAATGCGGTATAACCCCGCTGATCAAAATCGAGTCCTAATGGTCCAAAAATATTGGAAACTAAAGCAAGTATATATATACGTTGAAAATGTTCAAAAACTTCAGAGTTTTTGAGTTGTTCCCAATTATCAATGAGTGTACCTATATTATCTAGGGTAGAAGCTTGCATAACAGTGTTTGGTTTCCGAGTGGAGAAAACCTTAAAAATATCTTCAATAGAATGGTCAGTTTGTTCTAACCGTTCTATGGCCGACAAAAATACACTGTCACACCATCTACTTTTAAAAGTAAGTAAAATGGCAGATAACTTGGCTTGAGGTGTGGTAGAACCGCGCAAAACAGTGTTGAGGAGGATACAATCCTCCACAAGTGGTACTACGCGATATAGATAGGCAAATGTAAAATGCTCACCAGCAAAATTTTCATACTGTTTGGAATAAACAATACAGACTATGGGCAAAAACAAAAATCCATAGGGGCTAACATATAATAAGCTAAATAATACCGATACAGAAAGTTTGGTAGATGTTGATAATAGACTAATTAGTGAAGTACTAACACAGTAAGCACCATAAGAATATTCAACACCACAACCAAGATAATTAGTAAGGGTATCAACAAAATTGTATATACCTAGCGACGTAGAATAAAGAAGACTAGTGAAATGAATTCGGTATTGAAAATTGTCTTGTTTAATTCTACGCATCAAAATTGTAATTATTGTAATAATAATTGATAATACAAGAAGTATTATAAAAGGTAAAGAGTAGAGATATGAACTCATATTCTTTACATAAGCAAAAATGTCGGTCAAAATTGTTTGGTCTTTAAAAATAAAAGCTACGGTTGATTTCATTGTTTTTATTTAATATTTAAAGTTCATTGTGTATGAATACACAACTACAGAATTACTGCTATCAGGTAAATTATTACCATCAAAAAATTTAATAGTTTTCTAAAATTAAGTGGAAAGTTCAATTAAGAAATCTATAGTTAACAACTAATCGAAAATTTACGAAAAACGGACCAATGTGATCGGGTCCTTCTATCGTACGTTGAATTCGCAGGCCCTCAGCCACTGCACAACTTGTACAGTTTGGCAAATTATATTCGAAGTATTATTATAATACTTTTACAGTGATAGAGCTTAATCGATTGTAAAAACTAATCGAGTTAAGTTATATGTTTATCAAAACAATATATTAGATGCGGTTTCCGCTAATATCGCAGTCGGATATTCACCCGATGGTGTTAAAAATAAATTTAGAAATCTTGCGATTTAAAAATTAAAGAAAAGGTTATGATGATTAAAAATTTAAAAATCAATCATAACAAAAAAGGGGGGTAACAAACTTTGTTAAACAAAGAAATCTTACCAACATTACAAAGTTTGTAAATAAAAATGTTGGTAAGGGGTGGGGGACTAAATTGCATAAAAAAACCCCCATGGTATACATACGGTATAAGAACTCTACAATATAGAGAACCCTATCATAAAAAGAGAATAATATTTTGCAAGAAATAGTAAAG